GAGTAACGATTTATGGTGTTTTCACCAGCATTAACCTGTCGGCTGGCCACTGCATTGCCTACAAGCTCTGATGGCACTATCAACCGCGCTACGAAAGGCCGCCAGTAAGTTGATGGCTAAGTTTGGCGGTGTAGCGACCATCCGCCGTATTACGATGGGCGCTTACGATCCAGCTACTGGCACCGCAGCCGAAACTGCTGCTGATACCGCAGTGCGCGGCGTGCTAGAGGACGTTAATTTGCGTGAGGTGAATGATCTAATCCAAGCTGGTGATAAGCGGTTAACGATTGCCGCAGCAGATGTTGCAAATGCACCAACACCAGCGGATAAAGTGCTGATTGCATCAGTAGTGCATCAAATAATTAGCGTTGCAACGACTGAACAAGATAATACAGCGATAACCTATGAGCTAATTCTGAGGGCATAATGGCACGTAATATAAAAATTACTGAGATTGGTGATTATTGCAAAGGCAATTTAGAGCAATTATTGCGTTCCGCAGTGCTGCAAACAGATAAGCGATTAAAAAAGACAAGTCCTGTGGATACTGGCCGTTTTAGTGCCAGTTGGCAAGTAGGCGAGAATGCAGCACTAGGGGGCATTAAACCACCGGGCAATTATACTACTCCAACTGAAATTGAACGTCTTGGGTATCAACAAGAAAAGCTTGGGAATATTTATAGTATTCACAATAATTTGCCATATGCAGAAGCGTTAGCGCGTGGTTCTAGCAAGAAAACATCCGGTGCACTAGGAGGGCAAGGCGGATGGGTTGAAGGTATCGCCAAAGATATGCAAGGTTGGGTTCGAGAGAATGCCGCACGCATTGGCAGGGAATCATGAGCAGCACATACAACAACGTCCGCGCTGCTATTGAAGGCCGTATTGCTACTCAAATGGCAGTTGCGCCTGTGTATCCGGTCAGCTATCAAAACGTACCATTTACGCCACCAGGCAATGCCCCATGGCTACAAACATTTATACGGTTTGGTGACAATGCTTATGCAACGCTGCTACCTACAGGCGGTGTAGGGTTCAACCGCCAAAACGGTGTGCTTGTAGTAAATGTATTCACGCCCGTTGGTGTTGGAGCAGCAGCGAACTACACCATTGCTGAACGCATCAAGGATTTATTTGATCGGGCTAAGTTCTCAAGCATTATATTTGATGCCGCATCGGGGCCAGCGACCGTAGGTGCTGGTGTGATTGAAACCGGCACTAGCGCAAGCAGTGGACTAGCGGCTGCATATTTCCAAACACAGCTAACCGCAACTTTTGAAGCTTACTTGGATTGACGCTATACTAAAACAAGCCAATCATCTGCTAAATCAATGGCCGTTACTGTTCTTTCCGGCACGTCCGGCGCTCTCTACTACAAGCCCGCTGGCACCATTGGTGACTTTGGCGAGACCAACGTCAGCATTGCTAACGACGAAATTACCGTTGAGCAGTACCTTAATTTTAAGGTAGGCGACCCTGTTAAATTCCGTGTTGTAAACACTCAAACCGGTGCTGCTGGTTCCGGCACACTGCCAGCGCCAATCAGCTCAGCCACTACTTATTATGTATTAAGTTATGTTGCCGCTACGGGTGTATTGACCGTATCAACCAGTGCTGGCGGCACTATTTTGCCAATCACTGATGATGGCACTATTGCTGCACCAAACAAATTTGAGGTTTTTTACGCTGATTATGCCGCTGTAGGCCAAGTGCAAAACTGGAGCTTCGAGATCAGCCGCGCTGAAATTGACGTTACCACCATCGGCCAAGCTGTTGGGCAGTATGCACCATTTAAGGCGTACATCCCTGGATTCGCTGACGGCAACGGCAGTGCATCTGTATTTGTAACCAGCGAAGACGGCGCACTATCGAACAGGATGGTAGAAGACGTGTTACAGCGTCAGCAAGTAGGCGCAGCGTTTAAGTTGTACACTGATAAAGGTTCAACCGAAGCACTTAGCCGCAGCATTGCTATGGATGCTGTGCTGCTTAGCGCAACGCTTAACATCAACCCAGATGATGCCCAGATGGTAGAAATCACTTTCCGTCCTACTGGCGCACCTACATTCGACTTCTCTACCACTGCTTGATAACTAATGGCATCCGCTGTAATCAGGGCAATAGACCGGTTAAAGAAAGCTGCTAATTTAGTGCCCGTCAAAAAAACGGTTGTACTAACTGATGGCGCTGAGTTTGTGTTCTACCGTTCACCATTAACAATGGCTGAACGCGAACGGGCACAAAAGGATGCTGCATCCGATGATGTAAATGCTTTTGCATTGCAATTGCTAGTTCAAAAAGCAACAGATGAAAACGGCCAGCGGATATTTGCTGCTGGTGAAATTGCAGAGCTAAAAAACGAGGTGCGCGATGCTGATTTGCAATTATTGATGCTTGCTGTTATCAGCGAGGATATCAAGGAAGAGGTGGATACAAAAAAATAAAGGCGGAGCTTAAAAAGGATAACCTGCTTAGGCTCCAGCTTGGTGTAGCTAAAGAATTAGGCTATACGTTAGCTAAGTTAAATTCAGAGCTGACTATGGAAGAATTGCTTCTATGGTCAGCTTATTTTGAATTAAGCAATGACGAGCAAGAAGCTGCGATGCGACGGCGACGCTAGACTGGATCTAGTAGTAGGGGGCTAGCTGTGTCGGTTGTTGCTAATGTTGCCATTAATCTTGACAGCAGTGGCGCACAGCAACAGCTACGGCAATTTCAGCAGGGAGTAAAGGCAACTGATAATGCTGTATCTGGTTTATTTAAAACGGTTGGCAAATTAGCTATTGCATTTGGCGCAATACAAGCTGTTAAATTTGTATTTGTAAAGACTGCTGAACTTGAAAGCCAAACACGTAGTTTAGAAGTTCTTACAGGCAGCGCAACAAAAGCAAAACAAATTATTCAAGAATTGCAGCAACTTGGTGCTGTAACGCCATTTACATCAAGCGAATTAATTGATTCAGCCAAACGACTGCAAGCGTTTGGCGTTGAAACCGACAAAGTAGTTCAAACTACAAGACGATTAGCTGATGTTTCTGGTGCTACAGGCGCTGAGCTGCAAGGGTTAGTTACAGCCTACGGCCAGGTGCAAGCTAAAGGGCGACTGCAAGGCGAGGAGCTGTTGCAGTTCCAAGAACGCGGCGTTGCATTGCAGGGTGAACTGCAAAAGATGTATGGGTTATCAGGGGAGGAATTACGAAAAGCATTAGAAAAAGGGCGTATAAGCGCAGAAGCTGTTGAAGTTGCAATTAACAGGCTTACCGAAAAAGGAGGCAAATACGCAAATGGCGCTATTGCGCAAAGCGATACACTTGGTGGCAAATTTAGTACATTGATAGATAACATAGAAATGTTAGCTAAAAAAATAGGAAAAGTCCTTGAACCTATGTTAAAAAGAATATTAGACCTTAGCATTGCTGTTATTGATAAAATCAATGAGGCAATGGCTGGGCCTGACAGAAAAACAGCTAATAATGAACTTTTTAATACTAGAACTGAAATTAAAAAACTTACAACAGAAATTAAAGCCGCTGAAAAAGCTGGGATTGGCATGTCTAAAGGACTAGAGATTAAAGGTATTGATGATAACGTAATTATTCCTAGCGCACCAGTCTTGCCAATAATGAAAGCAGAATTAACAGAATTAACTAAAAAAGCAACTTATCTAGAAGGCCGACTTAAAGAATTAAATTCACCAAAAGCAGCAAAAGCAGATGTAAATTTAGAAACACCTGCTTTGCTTGAAGATCAAACAAAAAAACTAGCCTTAGAAAAACAATTAAGTGATGCCCGCATTCAATATGAACGACAGATTGCTGATTTTAGAGAATCGACAATACGCCGTATTGCTGATATGGAGCGCACACTCCAAGACCAGCGCATTAAAGGTAATTTTGATTTAGAACAATCGCAGTTAAAGCTTGCAGGGAAAGCGCAATACGGTAAAGATACTTCTGCAATGATTGCAGCAGCAGCAACCGGTCAAGATACTACGATGTTATCTGCTGCCCGTGATAGCGCAAAATCTTTAAATGACGCTGCTGTAACTAGAAGGCAAATTGAGTTTGATTCAACAATGAAAAAGATTCAATTAGAACGGACATTAACAGACTTTAAGAAAGGCATTGAGCGTGAAATTGGAGAAATGCAAAAAAGTTATGCACGCCAGGTAGATGGAATACTGCGAACAGCAGGCCGTTCATTAGGCGAGTTAATGGTCGAAGGAGCTAAGAAAGCTAAAGAAATAATGGACGGCGTAAACCCGACTTCAAGCGTTGGCGGAAGAGAAGAAAGCAGTGGTGGGCGCTATATGCAGGGAGGCATTGGTCCAAAAGGTAAAAACCAATATGGGGCTCATTTCCATATTAGTAGAAGCGATCAAGCAGATTTTGGTCGCACCGCCTTAGACAAATATGTAAGTGTTAATAACAAACCTTTAAGCAGCGGAGCCACCGTACGAGGTGGTGAGTATGGCGCTGAACGAAAAGGTCGATCACATACAGGTATTGATTACGCTTTCCCACCTGGGGCTGCTTTAAGTCTTAAGGGTGGCGCTAAATTCACAAGCAGTAAACCGGGGGATTTTGGAGATGCAACTGCATTCCAAACTCCAGATGGGAAAGTATATAAAATTCTTCATGGCAAATTTGAACAAGCAGCTAAAAATGTAACACGACCTACAGGCCCTGCCGCCGCTGCACTACAAGCACCAATAGGCTCACGCGCAATGCAAGTTGATGCTGCAAATAATATTAGGCAATTCTCACCTGCAACAGCAAAGCTTGATCAAGACACAAATGCCCTTAAAAATCAAGAGACACAAGCAGCAATTAATCAAATACTAGATCAACAAGTTACTAAAACAAATGAATTAAAAGATGCAACATTTCAAGTTACAGAACAATCAATGGCGGGATTAAAAACATCAATCGAAAAAAGTCAAGCAGACCAAAGAACATTAGATTTAATTGTCAGCGGCACTAACCCAGCTTTAGCGGCACAATTCGCGCAAAACGAACAGCTTAATGCTCAAAATACATTAAAGCTTGAAGCTCAACAAGCGTCAGTCCAAAAAACATTAGAAGAAAAGGGTTTGACCGCTGAAACCGTCTTTGAACGTCAAAACCTTGTATCACAGCTTGACGAACAAATAGCAAGTCAACCGCAAATATTAGAAGGGTTAAACCAGCAAGCTGTTAAACAAAAAGAAATTAATGATGCAAGTGCTGAATTTGCGTCTAAACAGCAATCAATTAAAAATTTAGTCCAAGGCATTGGCTCTAGCATTGAAAGCGGAATTGTTGGCGCTATTGATGGTGCCATAACCGGAGCCAAGAGTTTGCAAGAAAGCTTGTCTGATATATTAAAAGATATTGGCGGGATGCTTATATCGTTTGGCATTAAGTCATTGCTTGGCGGTATTGATATTGGTGGCACTAAGATCTTTGGCGGCGGTAAAGCTGCTGGCGGCCCAGTAAGCAGCAATAGCACCTACATGGTCGGCGAGAAAGGCCCTGAGCTATTCGTACCACGTAGCTCGGGCACTATTGTCCCAGCCGACGCCACAGCAGCAATGGCGCGGTATCAACGCCAAGGCGGCAGTAGCGATAACGAACTGGATCCAGCAGCAGCAATGGCACGATATCAACGCCAAGATGGTAATTTCGTTGGTATGGGCGGGAATAGAAATACTACTAATAGCGCCAATAACATTACTAATAACGGATACGATAGCAATAGTGATACAGTGAACAATATACAAACCAGCCCCTCGCCAGTGCTAGCATTTAGCTTTGAAACTACTAGGTTCCTAGGCCAGGATTATGTCAGCACTGACCAGTTGCAAGCAGCAATGAAGGCAACCGAAAAACGTGCCACAGCGGCTGGCGCTAAAGCTGGGGCCGCCCAGGTATCATCACAGATGCGTAATTCACCTGCTTATCGCAGACAGGTAGGTTTAAGATGAGTTTATTTATTATTGGTAATTTTGTTACTTTTATATCACCTGCTGGCGCGGTGCAAAGATGGCAAAACTTCTTTACAGAAGGCACTGCATTTGGGTTTAATGGTCAAAACTGGAATTTGTTACCGTTTGTTTATCGCGGTGCGCAGAAATCAAAAAGCGGTGATAACATCAGCAGCCAATTGCTATTACCTGCCAATCCGCTTACGTTAAGCTGGGTGCAAGATGCAGTGAATGGTAGTTATTCAGTAAAGGTGGAAACTTATCAATTAACTGATACCTATGCACCAGGGGTATTATTAGGCAATGAATTATGGATTGCCACGGGACTTGGATATAGCACGCAAGCCGTTGAACTCCAACTTAGCAATGCCCTCGATGCAATTGGTGCGCAAGCGCCCAATGCACGTATTACCTACGAAATGGTCGGAGCATTACCAAGCACGGGTGCTATCAGGTCCGGCTGATCTTATCGGCTTGCCATATCGTTTAGGCGCTGAACCAGCACGGCATGGCGCTACAGACTGCATTAATTTATGTAGGTGGGTATTGGGATGGTATGGCATTGAAGCGCCAGCCCCTGCCCGCAATTGGTATCGGCGTTTACATGCAGGTGACACCAGCATCTTTAAGGAGCAATTAGACTTGTGGGGAACACCAGCCGAAACTGGTATTATTGCGTTAGTCCGAGCTGTTGATAGCTATGGGCTAGCCGTTTTCTACGACACGGGATGGCTCCATTGCAGCGCACAAATCAATCAGGTGGTATGGTCCCCGTCCGTCAAATACGAGGCGCGATATTGCCATGGGAAAAGCAATTAATTGATACTTTAGGGCTGACAATTGAAGAATATAACTGGTACGCAAATGAGGTAGCAAACTACCGCCCAGAGCGCGATGCAGCTTATGACATAGTGCCGGAGGTGGTATGCGACCCAATAACAGTTGGTATTGTTACAACAGTAGTTGGAGCTGGCCTTAGCTTTGCCGCACAGGCATTAGCACCAAAACCTAAACTACCGAAACGATCTGACCCAGCGCAACAACAAGGCGGCAGTGATGTAACAGGCGCAAGCGTAAGTGCTGACAATAGGTTTACTAATGTAGACGGCTTTACTTCAGTACAACCGCTAGCAAGACTTGGCGAAGTCATGCCATTGGTATTTGCTAACCGTGGCGCGTATGGCGGTGTAAGGGTTGAGACTAAACTGCTATGGTCGCAATTACTTAGCCAAGGCGATGGCCAGGAATTACTAGCTATATTCCTGGCTGGTGCTGGTGTATTAGCAGCTATCCCAAGCATTAAAGGTTTTGCAATCGGCGATAGCTTAATACGTGGCTATCAAGAAAACAAATTCGCTGTTTATTTTAAAGGCGGTGTTGCAGGCGAGGGCAGACTAACAAAATCAAACCATTTGGTAGGAGGCCAATTAGCAGCGCGGGGTGAAGATGTATTCCTAGCTGATTATTCTAATGCTGGTGTCCAACCTTTATTTAGCGGTGTAAGGATACCTACAACAATGACGCAATTTGGCATATCAGAGCCATTGCGTAATGCGCAAGATTGGCGGCTGCCATATAAAAGAATAAGGGTATCATTCCCGCCATTTGTAAGACCAGGCACTGGAGGAGATGTGGCAAGCGCTCTACAGGAATGGCTAAAAGCAACAGAAGCAGCACGTAAAGCAAACAACGAACGCGATAAAATTGAATCTCATTACGCTTGTCGGACGGGCATAAATAAAATAAATGGTAATACGCACGGCACTGGATTCAAAGATGTAGATGTATCAGTTGGTTCAATAATTGAATTTGCAATGTATGGAGGCAATATATCGAATAAATTTGGTGAATTTGGCGTTCAAGACATTGCAGCAAAAGATGATAATTACCGCATATCATGCGATGAAGTATTGATCCCCGGTGAAACTTATCTGATACATGAGGTGGAAGCTGTCTGCACTGGGTCCAATCCGCCAACAGAAATATGGAGTCCCGAAGTATCAAAAGCTTATTTCTTTAAAGCTTTAACAGCAGGCAAAGTACGGCTAGTATCAGAGCAAATTTTAGTACATGAACCAGATTTTAACTCTAGGAATTTAGCGCAATATGTTAATCCCTGCAATGGCGCGACTTTGCTTAAGTTAGCTGTTGCCAATATAACCACTACACGTAAATTAAACCAAGTTGAAATTGGGATTAAGTCGCAAGTTTGGAAGCGGTTCAATGGCATGAGTAATTTCTCAAGCCAACCGCCTGAGACTACACTTGCTGCAATCGAAGCAGGCGGTAATAATTATATTGTTGGACAGTATAGTGAATACGGCTTAAGGTATTCTTTCTTTAGGTTGCAGATAAGAGAAAAAGGAACTGAAGCTTGGATTACTTTAGAAGATAGCGCTGGGCCGTTCTGTGTAAGAGGTCGTACACCTGTAGACCAGTTTAATTTTATACGCATTAAATTTCCAAGAGATGATGTGCAATATGAAATAAGATTAAGGCCATTAGCGGGTGGGTCAATTCTTGATGTATCAACAACAGGCATAAAAACAAGAGTTTTAGATGCTAGATCAGGAGGGCCACTAAAATATGGCGTTTACGTGAATAACGGTGGATTTGAAATTAGTTATAAAGGTTCAACAGAAGTGATAACTCAGTCGATGGGCACTAATAGCGTAATGTTTTTTGGCGGGAAAGCAGAAGTTGGGGCTGTTCAATCATTAGGCGCAGTTGAATATTTAACAAATGGCGAACAGGGGTTGGGTACATTTGCGACTACAACCATTAGCGGCCCTGGCAGCGGTTTAACTGTAAGCGTAGTAGCAGAACAAATCAGCAGCACACAACAATTTAAAGCTATTGCAAAAGCAGGTTCTGATAGCTTTTCAATGAAATGGTTACATATTGATGTTTTAGGAGCGCCATCACCAACTGGTTTAGGGCAAAGCTTCACAGGCCGCGCATTCTATTCTTATGCCCCACCAGGTGTTGACCTTGACCCAGGGATGCAGATTCAGGTGCAACTGGATTTAACATCAGCCGAAACTACAAATTTTGGTGCACAACAAGGCTACACATTGGGCGGCTATATGTGGTCTTGTTCTGCTGTACCTGGCGCGGTTATTACCGTGACAGGCAATAATAACGGCACTAGAACATCAGGCCAGTATGCGTTTAAGAAGCCTGCTGGTGCTGCAATGCCGCCTAGTAACTTTGAGTATTCGTTATTAGACTTGACTTCATCAGAGGAAGTTATTTATATTGCTTCTGTTATACCAGTAAATAGAGGTTCTGGTTATAGCGCAGGGAGCAGCAGAGTACGAGTTCAAGGCCTTGGCATTACCTTAGATGACTTAACAGTTCAAGAATTAGTTGTAGGTGGTCAATCTGTAGCTGAAAATTATGATGCTGTAGCGGATGTATATTTATACGACCAACAAGAAGGCAGCCATCAGAATGGGCCAGAGCATCAAGTTGTTTACGTTAATGAGCAACGGCAAAATGACCCTACCCCAATTTACGATAATATGGCGTTGATAGGATTACAACTACGCAGTGGCAAGGAATGGAACGACTTTAATAATTTCACTTATTACGCAAAGCAAGGCATTAACGTAACCCGGATGGTAGACCCCACCAGCGGCAATACTAGCGGTTATTCACCGACAAGTTCCATAACAGGGCCAACGCATTTATTCCCTGAGATATTGCGTCATTTGTTGCGTGCCCCAGCAGCAGGCGCTGCTAATTTAATACCAGAAGATATGATTGATTGGCCTGGCTTCCAAGCAGCATGTAAGCTATGTATCCAGAATGACTTGTTTTATGATGGTGTGATAGGGTCACCTGTTAATGTCCGCGATTGGGCATATGAACATGCGCCATATTTCTTTTTAGATTTCCTTATTTTAGGCGGCAAAATATCATTACAACCCACGTTCCCGGTAGCAGCAGATCAACTTACTGGTTATTCTATTTATGGTGCTTTTGAAAGACTACCTAAAATCTCGGCGCTATTTACCGATGGCAATATTATTGAGGATTCATTGCAAGTAAGCTGGTATCCAGCCGAGCAACGTATAGCACCGCAAGTATTAGTTACGGTACGCGATGAGGTAGAAGATGGTTTTGCCGAAACACGCAACATTTTAGTCAGGCCAAACGACCCAAACCACAGATCACTACAAGTAGAAGCTGTTGATTTCACTGGTTTCTGCACTAATAAAACACATGCAATTAGTTTTGCTAAATTACTAATTCAAACACGTCGTTATGTAACGCATACTATTACATTCAAAACATTCCCCGAAAGCTTAGCATTAGCACCTGGCGCGTATTTTAAGGTTGCAAGCCAAGCCAGACATGTAGACCAGTTTGAAAACGGTTATGTTTTGGATGATGGCAAGGTGATTTCAAGCACGGGATTATCTGGCTCCAACTCAGTTTATTGGTGGCGGTCGGGGCTGACGGAGGTTCAGACTGGCACAATGACAGTTGATGCTAATGGCTTCACCTCACCCGCTTTTGCTGGCGCGGTGTTTACGGTCTACTCAAATTCTCAAAGCGCTTGTTGTTACAAGGCCGAGCTAATTAGTTATGATGAGGAAGGAATGGTGGAAATCACCGGCACAAATGTACCAATCGACAGCTCCGGCAGGATCACCTATCTAAACTTAGAGGACAGCCAATTCGTGGTTGAAAACGAGCAATGAGTTTCTCAGGCCCTAGCTTTCCGAGCGTTGCCCCTACCAGCAG